CGGGTTAAGTAGCGCCTTAACGGTTGCGAAGGGTGGCATTTTTCCCTCAGTCTTATGAAAGAGTACTTAGCCCTTGTTCCTGAAGATACGGATGATTCTTACGTGTTGTTGTCGTCTGAGGGTGAGATATTAGTTAGATATGATGGTAACTGTTATCGGGTTACGGTTTCCGATTCGGGGGAGTTTGAGTTCCCTCCAGAATTCGACGTAAATCACCCTATTTTCCAATCCTTTCTCTTGTGGGCCTTTGAAAAGGGTCTTCTGGCTTTTTCGTCGAAAAGCCCCGTTCCCCATGAGTTAGGTGTTGAGGGAGGTTAGTGTTTAAGTGAGGTCAACGAGAGACGTAATTTTTTGCCCCAAGTGCGGATACATTGTCGAGAAGTTTCCTTCTTATCGTTTAATCGGGTGGTATCGCGCAACCTGTAGTATTTGTCCCTTTTGTCATTCGTTTGGGATTCTTCGTGTAGGGAAAGTGAGTTTTGATATTACTCATTCTTTCGAATTTGTTTTTCCTCCCCCCACAGCGATTCGTCGACGTGTTCTCAGGCGCCTAAAGGGAAATGGAACCGTTTAAAAAAATTAGGGAAATCTGAATTTTCCTGCTTGCCTTTTCTCCGAGCTTTCGTTAAAACTGATATCATGAATTTTAAGAGAATCGCACGAGTTCACGAAGAGTTAATTCAGGGGTTGGAGACTTTTTCCCTGGAGAGGTTATTCTTTTCTGTAGGATATAAATGTGTCATTGGTTTGTTTACTGATGGTAAGGAAGCAGCCTTTGGTCCTTTGGTAACTTGTGGAGTCCCCATTGATGTTCATCATTCTTTAGTTTTGTTGAATGATAAATTTGATTCAGGGAGTATTCCCCACGTGGTTGATGTTGTTTCTTGTATTGAAATTAATAAGTTTGGGAATGTTGATGAAGTAATTAGAAGGTCGAAGCTATCTTTGATAAAGGAGATGAAGAGAGAGTATCCCCACGCGGTTGTTGTTACCGATTACCTTGTACCGGATCATCTTGACGATTGTTTCCCCGTTATAAGAGGGGATCGGTACGTTTATACTTTAAAACTTGCAGCATTCATTTCTAGGGAGCGACGTAAAAATGAGATATTGACACTTCTTCGAGAGAACCCTGATTGGCGCTTGTACGATTTGGAGATGAACCTCGGTTTCTTATCTAAGAGACATCGTCAAGCTCTTTCTGAATTTGGAAAAACTTCACATCATCGATATTTTGTAAGAATTTAGATATGATATAAGTGATCATTTCATCTCTTTGGCGCGGTAATTCATTTTGATCTTATAACGAGGTTTAGGAGTAAGGGAGGAATATAGTAAATGGGAGAAGTCATAAACGGCTGGGCAGATTTTGAGCGTGCCCTTATTTACCAACGTTACTCAATTCGTCACCCTAAGACTTCTGAGAGATTGGAGAAAACGTATGAGGATGTCATCGAGCGCGTTTCCGATTTCATACTCAAACAAAAGTATCCTGTGTCAAAAGACATTCTTTTCGAGGCTTTACGTAGAGCTAAAAATAGAGAATTTACCTTTGCAACTCCGGTGTTGATGAATCTTGGAAATCCGTATACACGAAGATGCGGATTTTACTCGTGCTTTCCCTTAGGTCCTATTCCTGATTCCACGAAAGACATTCTCAGGTATGTTGAGGCGTGCGCAAGTATTTTTCAGTATGCCGGTGGTGTGGGGCTTGACTTTTCCACTCTTCGTCCAGAGGGAAGCGGCGTTGATCAATCCCAAGGTGTTAGTTCAGGACCTGTGGGATTTATTCCTATGTTTGAGGCTACTTCTAAGAGCATTGCTGCTGGTGGGAAAAGGCGAGGCGCTATGTTGGGCCAGCTTGATTACAATCATCCCGATATCTTTAAGTATGTTCGACTTAAGAGAGAGCGACGTGACTTATGGTCTATAAATATTTCAGTAAACGCTTTTGGGGATTTTTGGGAACAGCGCGAATTAATCAAGGAGATTGCATTGGGAATGTGGACATCTGGCGACCCTGGTTTACTCTTTCCCGACGTTATTGCTGATCATTCTCCTTATCCTCCTGAGTTAAAGCCCCATGTTCGATATGTAAATCCTTGTGTTACTGGCGATACAAAAGTTGCTACAGAACTTGGAGAGATCCCTATCGCCGAACTGGCCGAAAGATTTCAAAGGGGAGAGAAGATCAGGGTTTTGAACGGTAACGGGAATTACACTATTCCCACACGAGTTTGGAAGACTCGCGAAAACGTGGAGGTGGTATTAGTTAGGTTATCTAACGGGCGTGAACTTAAAGTAACTCCAGACCACTCGTTTTATGTAACCTCTGAATATAATTATGGTATAATATGTAAAACGTGGACGAAGGAAGGGCAGATAAATTTGGGTAAGGTTCCTTTAGTGAAAAGGAAGGCTTCTGAGCTAAACACCTCAGATTGCTTGATTCCCGAGGCGTTAATTCGCAGTACTCGAGCTCACGGACGAATGAGCCCGCCTTTCTGCCGCGTCGAAAAGGTTGAGAAGCAAGGTAAGCGATATGATGTTTATAATATTACAGAACCCGAGACACATAAGGTTTTCTACAACGGTATTTTGACTGCTAATTGTGGAGAGTACACGTCTCCTCCTTTTAGTGTTTGTCACCTCTTAACAGGGAATGCTATTTCGGCAGATAGTGTAGGTGACTTTGAGGCGCTCGGGTACTATATGACACATATTGGTAACGCCATTCTCTATCTTACTTTAGAGTACGATCAAGGGCTTCCTCGGGAGCCGGAGTGGCTTTATCGTAAATTACGTGAACGTATTGAGCAAATTCACCCTGTTGGTGTTGGATTAACAGGTGTTGCCGAATATCTCTTTAAGAAGGGATATGAGTATACGGATACAGATAGAATTATGGAGGTTTATTCGGCTCTTACACGAGGCTCTCTTATTGCTTCTAACGAGTGGGCCTTAGCAACAAGGACGGAGAAGAAATGGGATTCAGAATATAAGAAAGAGCATCTATCTTTAATTGGGTACACAAAGAGGAGTAAGAAGTTTTGGAACACAACCACAATAACGCAGGCGCCAGCCGGTTCAGTTTCTCAATTTTTAAGGTGTATTTCAACAGGTTTGGAGCCCCTTGAAGCTTTTCAAGTAAAGAGGCAGTTTCTTAACAGCGACGGCGAATTCCAGACAGTTATATTAAAATCACAGGTAACCCCTTCTGATCCACCCCCTCTTCCGTTCATTCCCCCTGAGAAGCAAATTGAGGTTGTTTCTGCAGTTCAACAGATTAGTCATACGTCGGCAAGTAAAACTATTAATGTGCCTAAAGAAACGTCCGTTGAAGAAGTCGAGGAGATTATCTTCACAGCTCAGAGATATCGTCTTAAGGGCTTAACAGTGTACCGTAGAGGATGTGTTCTAGATTCTATTGTGGAGATAGACAATGAAGATGAGAAGAGGGAGGAAGACGTTTTATCGGGTCAGACTTACAAGTTTAAGGGCTTAAATAATATCTACATAACAATTAACAGGTCGTTGAGGGGTAAGCCGATAGAAGTTTTTGTATCTACTGGAAAGAGTGGTAACGTAGTTAACGGCCTTGCGATGGGGTTAGGTCGTTTGGTTTCTCTGGCTCTTCGCTCTGGAACAAAGCCAGAGGTAATAATGAAGTCTCTTTCGGGTATTGAAACAGGTGATTATTACGTTAATAAACGAGTAGGCAGAGTTACTTCAATCTGCGACGCCGTTGCCAAGGTATTACAAGACGTTGTGAAAACTAACACGAATATTAAACCCGAAGATCTCTTTGATTTGTGTCCAAAATGCCAAAATTATTCCTTGGTTCGTAACGGACAAGGATGTAAGAGTTGTTCAAAATGTGGTTACTCAACTTGTTAGGAGGTGTAAAATGCTACGACTTTTATGTAAAGATGATGTTAAGGAAGAGTATAGAGACAAAGTTGTACGGTTAGTTCATTGTCCTGTTTTACAACGCGTTCATTCTGCTTTAATGTGCCTCGCGTGCTCGAGAAAACAGACCTGTGAGGTTTCTAAGAATCTTGGGATTAGTGAACTTGAAGCAGAGGATGTCGTGTATGATAGTGACTTCTTCAAGAAAGCAACGCACTCAAGAAAGGCGGAGCTTGATGCAGTGACCTCGAAAAGTCGTAAGGGTACCTCTGCGAAAAAAAGGAAAAAAGAGGTTGACATTTCTGAGAAGAGGGATGAACATAAAGCTAAGGTGAGTTCTTCACCTAAAAAAGTTAAAGGAGGTAAAGCTATGAGAGGTGATAAGAAAAAGGCTGTATTGGAGTTTCTAAAAGCTAACCCTAGTGCTAAAGCTGGCGAAATTCGTAAGGCTTGCGGCGTATCTTATGTATACGCTACGAAGGTCCTGCAGCAGTTTCGTCAAGCCGCTGATCAACCGCAGGATGCAGAAAACCCTCCCCAAGACTGATTGAACAGTTTTTAAAGACTCTTACCACAAATAGGCGGTTGAGGGGTTATTCCTTTGAAATCGTTTTTAGAGACGGGGAGATTCAGGTAAGGAGAAGGTGATGGAACTTTATTTTCCGAACTTTGAGGTGAAGTTTCCATGCTTCTCCTTACCCTTTACCTGTAATAAGACGAACTGTTGTTACTGGGAAAAGACTATCCCCGAGTATGGAAATTGCACGATTCGAATTGCTAATAAAGGCGAGCATAAGTTAGAGCGCCTTTCTGAAATCTTAGGAATAACTCGGGAACGCGTTCGTCAAATTGAAGCTTCTGCACTTCGTCATTTAGCTTGGACAGCTACCAAGAGAGGACTTAGTGGTAAGATAAGAAACATTGTAGTCTCCACTTTTGGGGATGTGTGTTTTTGGCCCTTACGTCCTTTTGACGTTACAAAGTATCGACAGCAGCGGAAACCGTCCGAACTTGAGTTGATTGATAAAGCTTTTTACTTAGGTGTTTTCTCCTTCTTTCTTAAGAAAGAGGTTACTCTCCCTGTAGCTGAGTGTTGGGTTCTAGATAAAGTTGTTAGTGGATTCGTTTGCCTCTTATGTTCTGAGAGGGATTCGTGCCCGAGCACACCTTTGGGACAGTGCTCCCCAGAGGACTACTTGACTGTCTCGTCTTTTTCTGAGATGATGATAGAAGTAAAGAAGCATTTAGGGCTGATTTCCTCTCAAGGAGGTACAAATGTCTAAAGTCGTAATTTTCAAAACTTTACCTAAGCCTCTCGGGCGGAAAGCTTCACCAGTAGATGCAGATGGTTCTGATTCCTTGATTTGGGAACCCGTCGAGAAAATCATTGACGATGTTGATCAGCGTCCTTCTAAGAGGAGTGAAGCTCTTCCTTCCTTTAAAGTCGATGAGATTGAAGTCTCTCGTAAAGTAAAAATTGTAACGGATAAAAAGGGCAGAAAAGGTTTTTGGGTAACCATTCGCGGTAAACCCGTTTTCATCACACTTAACAAAGCCGCGAAGTACGGATCAATTTCGCTTGCGGTGCCTGCTATTATGACGGCTGTTTTGATATCTACACCTGGGGGACGTGCTCTCGCAAAATCACTTGTGTTTAAAACGGGTGCTGATATGGAGGTTTATACAGCTAGAAGAGGACTGCTCTATGCCCTAGGCCACCCAAGGACAGCAATATCTGCGATAAAGATGGCGAATAAGCTCGAGAATCCTTCTATCGCGTATTACGGCCTTCCTAAAGGGATTAAACCTGATCCTGAGTACATGCTATTCAACGGCTTTACAGTTTCGGGCTCCATAAAAGGAGTCAAGCAGTCCGAGTTTGTCGGCTCCATCTCCGCAGCCGCAAAAGATTTGCTCGAGATCAATCTCATTAGGAACAAAAAGAAAAACGCTGTTTCTGGTGTTGTAGTTTTAAGGACATTGATGGATCTTTCAAAGGCTTCCGGACGTAAAAAGGTTATGTTTCGAGCGAATATTGTTGAAGGCACTTATATGTGGGCTCGTATGGGAGCTGAGTGGGTTGAAACGTCCATAACAAAGAAAGCGCGGCGTACTATTGCGAGTCGGTTAAGAAGACAGATGCCCGAATTCTCAAAAAGAATCGTTAAGGAGAAAATTCGCCCATATGATATCTATCATCAAGTAGCTTCAGAACTTGGACACAAACGGGCGAAGAAGGTGTTTTTGAACACCCAATGGGATGGAATGATCAATTTTGATGATCCCGTAGTTAAGAAGTATATGAGCAGATTAGTGTAACATAGGAGGTGTTATGGCTACCGTTATTAGGTTGGATGCTAACGCTTTTGGCGTTCTTTGGAAACATTTGAGTAAAGAGCAGCGGTTGGAGTTGACCAAAGCCGTGATTTCGGAGTCTAGTAGGCGTTACATTAAGGGGCTCGTGAATGATCTCGAGATTAAGGATTTTTTGGACGAATTAAAAAAGAAAGCTTCTCAGGAGTTAAGTGAAGAGTTTTTGGATAGGGAGAAGGGACGAATTTACAACCCACCTTTGCGCGAGGATGTCGCGCGAAAAATTCGAAGTTTTGCAGCCGAGTTTGTTGAGAAACATCTTGCGACTTTAGTTCGGGATCTTGTGGAAGAAGCGGTTAACCGAATTGACCTCGAAAAAAGAATAGAAGAGAAGTTGCAGCACTATCTTAACGAGCGGATTGCCCACCTAGTCTCGTCTGTTTTCCGCAAGCGCTTTGACGATTTTCAGGAAGAAATAGCTTCAGTGTTGAAATCGGCCTTTCGTTTACCCCAATAAGGAGGACGTTTTAAAATGTGGATGATGTTAAATCCTCCGGTGGCACACCTTGAGTTTTTGACCCAGTTTGGTTTGTCGCACCATTTAGTCCCCATCCGTCTTCTTAGGGATAATAAGAAGTACAAACGGTTTTATAAGAAACTTTCTAGGAAGGGACATTGGTTAACATTAGACAATTCGGTTGTAGAGACGGGCGATTCGGTTTTGGACCCTTCTTTGGTTAAGGGGCTAAAGGTAGCCGAGCTTGTCGCTCCCACCTTTTTGTTTGATAAAGAACGTACGCTTGATGAGACTACTCGATTTCTTAAAGATGTAAGAAGAAATCCGTCTCTTAGTGGCGCGAAGATCATGGGAGTACCTCAGGGAAAGAACGCTTCGGATTATTTTCAGTGTTTGATTTCTATGGTTGAGAATCCTTATATCGATACCGTGGGAATTGGAAAGATGGCTACTTCTGCTGTGGTGAGGGTACTAGATGATTACCCCTCCTATCTTAAGTCTTTATTTGGTCGTTTTGCTGTTCTTACGTTTATTTGTGAGGAATTCTCACGAAGTAAGCCTATTCATATCTTAGGGTTGGTGAATCCTGAAGTAGAGATCCCGTTTTACTTGCATCTTCCCTTTGTAAGGAGTTTTAACTCGTCTTTTCCCTTTAGGTATTTTCTATCAGGTAAATATGATGGATCGATGGATTATGAGACGGAACTTGAGAGCAGTGTTTTACGTAAGTGCATGGCGTGGATTGAGAGATTCCTTTCAGTAGAGGGAGTTGAGATTTAGGGTGGTGTAGGAGGTGAAGTGTTATGAGTCTTTATAATTTGATTAATGGAGTTAACCCTGCGACTTTCTTTATTCTGCCCATGTTAGGGAGGCACCCCAGTGAATTTCCTCGTTTTCGTGATTGTTTTGTAGAGGGAGACAATATTTTGGTTTTGACAAGAACGGGAGGAGGTAATAGGGAAGAATATATAGAGGAGAACCAGCTTATCAGGGAGATTGAAGGATTTGTTGATGATTATGATGCGGATTTCGATAATACATATGCATTTTGGGTTTTTAGAGTTCCTGAACGTTGGAAAAGGGATTTTGATTTCATTTGCAAGGGTCACTTGGAGAAGGTTAGTGATGAGTATCAAGAGGAGTTAAAGCGCGTTTTCCCTAAACTTACTCATGAATTTAGCGAGATTTTTGAGAAGATGGAAGCTAAGACAAGGTCACACATGACCAGGAGCTAGAGCAGCCCAGCTTTCTTTATGAAAAGCTTGTAAGTTGATTTGTTAATCTGTAAACGTTATGAGGAAGTTATGGAAAGAGTGAAAAAATCTCGATTTGTTTATTTCGCCTGGTTCTTCTGTCTCCTTTGGCTCTTTAGTGTAGGGGCGAGTCTTTATTTTATGTTAAGCGCAGACGCGCAGTCTCTACCTCCTTCTGAGATTGTAATTGTAAACGCTCATCCATTCTATGTGGGAATGGACTTCTTCCATCTTGGAAGGATTCGGAAGATCAAAGCTAGGTGTGTCCTGGGCGTTTGGAACATAACATTTGTTTTGGAAAATGGTTTAATTTACAGGACGACTCAGAACGTAAGCAAGGTTTCTCTTTTCGAGAGAGAATAGTTTAAGCAGGGGATTTTTATGAGAATTGTTCACATGGCTGACATTCACTTAGGGTTTAGTGCTTTTAATAAGTTTGATGGTGGGGTAAATATTCGTGAGCGGGATTTCTATCAAGCGTTTGCATTAGCTTGTAGTAAAGCGAGAGAATTAAACCCTGATGTTGTTGTAATAGCTGGCGATTTATTTCATACACGTAAACCTCCAGCGCAAGCAATTGTTATTGCCCAGGCGGCTTTAGGATCGTTTGATTGTCCAGTGATTGTTGTCGCCGGGAATCACGATAATGCGATGTATAGGATGGGTTCTCCGCTGGTAGCTCTCTCACCGTTAGAAAACGTAAAGTATTTCGAGGCTCCTGGTTTTACTGAGGTTTTGGGGTCCTATTTCTACTGTATTCCTTATACGGAAACCCCACCAGAATTTCGTGAAGCCGATTATTTAGTGGCACATTTAAGGGATCGTAGGGCGCCAAAGTTTAGGGACTCGGCCGTTGAAGTACCCGATAGATATAGGATTGCCATGTTGGGTGACCTTCATATGCCCTTTGAAGTTACGTCAAGTGTGTTTTATAGTGGCTCGACGGAGAGGCTTTCTTTTAATCAGTTAGGGTCTCCTTGCGGATTTAATTTTTATAGTGATGGAACGCCCAATTCGAAGTTGTTTGTCGAGATTGAGACTCGTCCCTTTATTGAGTTGATACGACCTCCTGATAGTTTGGAGGATGTGAAGGGGGCCATCGTTCGATGTGTCATACCATCCTCTGCTTCACTAGATTGGGTGAACCAGATAAAGGAAGTAGCTTTACACGTTACCGTTAAGATAACCGATGAATCCGTTGCGGATGATGTATCGGAGTATAGTTTACCCGCTTTAGGTTCGGTTCTTGATTCCTTTAGAGATTATTGTAATTTGAATAAAGTTAAATATTCCCCATCCGCGGTTGACTTGGCCTTAAAGACGTTAGAGGAAGTTATTGCGAGGAAAGATTCATGAGGATTTCCAGTGTTAAGTTAGTGAATTTTAATTGTTATGAGGATGCAAAGTTTTCTTTTACTCCTGGTTTGAATGTTGTCGTCCTTCCTAACGGAGGTGGGAAATCGTCCTTGATTGAGGGCATAAGCTTTGCGATTTACGGCTCGAGAGTGCTTGAAAGTAGTGTAAAGACTTATATTAGGGAAGGCTCCATCGGAGCTTCCTTGGTTAATCTTGAAGGGGAATTCAATAGCGAGCACTTTTCTTTAACACGGTATTTGAAGCCCTCTCGTGTAAATTTTACGTGGAAGAATACGAAGATAAAGAAGCTAGACGAGCTTACTGATTTCTGGAAGCATAAGTTAATTCCTCCGTCCCTTTTTAAAGCAACAATTTGTTGCAATCAAAGAGAAGCTGCGATTCTGGCGCAGGCAAAGCCTGCCCTCCGGCGAAAAATGATCTCTGAGCTTCTCAGGTTCGACGTTGTCACCGAGGCTATAAGTTCGTTAAATATGCCGTTAGTTAAAAGTACTATGAGTATTTCGCAAGAGCAGATAGACACGCTTCAAAGGGAGTTGAACGAATTAAAGGATGTTGACCCTTCGCTAGAAGGCTTTCATCGAGAACAGATTTACCTCTTAGAACAGGTAGCTCGAGAAAGCCCAGAGATAGAAGCTCAGAGAAGTCAATTTACTCAAGAGCTTTCATCTTTATCCTTTTTGTGTGACCTCTTGGAAAAGGCTGTTAATGCTAGTGGAGTTACTACTTGTCCTGTATGTGGTTCGCTTGAGTTTGATCGTAAGATCGTACAAGACAAACTCTTGCAAATTAAGAGCAGGCTCCAAGAGGTACGCCGTCAACTGGCCCAGTTACCTCCGAGTGCAGTTCTTACTGAGGATCAAAGGAAGCGAATTCGAAAAGGATTCTCCGTGGAGGACCATAGGAAACTTCTTTCTTTGATTGAAAAGAAGAAGGCCTGTGAAGCTTCTCTTTCAAGTTTGTTAAGGCTTCGAGAACAACTCGTGCAGGGACAGGTTGTCGCTCAAGCAAGAGCGATCCTGCGTGATTTTCTAGACAGCACTTCCGTTCCTTTGCTAAATTCAATTTCTTCTTTGACATCTCGATTATTGACGGGATCGCCATTTAGAGAGGTTACTTTGACCTCTTCGTTCGATTTAGAGGTTGATGGCCGTTCGTTTAATAAGTTGTCCACTGGGCAGCGTGATTTTGTTGCTGTTGTCTTTCGCATAGCAGTTTCTTATATAACGTCAGCGTTGCATGGCGTCGAACAGTTTCCGTTGCTCCTCGATTCGATTGGAGATTCTTTAGACGAGAGTCTTTTTAGTGCATTAATGTCCTTATTGTCGTCTGAGGTAACTAAATTATTTCCTCAGATTATTCTTACTACTCATCACACTTAAAAAATGTTACGGCGTGGCGAATTTAATATTTTAAGTTATACAGGGAGGAGAACTTTTCAGATTGAAAACCCTTCTTATTGTGCGGGCTTCTTTAGTTTTGCGAATGTTAAATGCTTAGCGTGCCCTTTTCGGGTTGAATGTGAATCGATCGCGGTTACCGAATTTGGTTACGCAGGAAGGCCCGAGACGATTATGAAAGAATATTTTTACGCTTTACCCTTTTTCTATAGGGTGGTTCTACCCGAAAAAGTCTCGTTCTTTTTTTCATACTTAGTTCCTAAGCATCTTCCCGCGAAGATGCGGCGTGTGGTAAGGCAGCAGCTCCGCGTTGTTTATAAGATGCATCTTTATACAGAAGTTTTCTCGCGATGGGAGATTTTCGCTTTGGAAGAGAACGGTATCTTAAACTATTATTCGAAGCTCCCCCAGATAAATCCTTACTTTGAGTGGTTTACTGATGATCAAGTAAAGAGAATCGCGTTTTCTTTGCGATCCTTAGTTGCACGGACAGGTAAAAACGCGCCTTTTTGCATAATAACATTTGAGTCATCGGGTTGGTTGTCTTATAATTTAAAGTCTTTAATGGCGTTTGAGTATGCTCAAGACGCCTTTTTTTGGATCGATGTAGGAGATGCTGAAAGCGAGAATATTAGGGACGCGATGCGTTCCGTTGTTGATGAGGATCTAGGTAGAAATCAGATAAAGTTTTCTCTAGTGAAGATCCCGTGCGTTGTTGTATGGTTGGTTTCTAAGAGGTCCTTTCTACGTGTTTTAGGATGGATCAAACGCAACGAACATTTTGTGAAGTATGTTTTAGTCCTGTTTGATGATCATCGTTACTTTAAACTTTTGCAATGTTGTTTATTCCCATTAATGTATTCGGCTGAATTTACCGGGAGTCACTTTCCTTACATGGCGCTTTTTAAGGTGATTAAGCGTGGTAAGGCACTGGAGATTCGTAAGGAAGCCGTAGAGGAGGTTCTTGATGAAGATCAGAGTTAAGGGGCCGCTCGCAACTTTAGTTGAGTACTCCGAGTTGGAGCTCGAAGCGTTAAAGGAGGCCTTAGCATTTCCTGTTACTTCTATGAGGATTAAGTACAGTCCTGATAAAGGGCGGCATGTTTCCTGGTCGGAGGATAAGAAAGAGTACCTCTTTGAAGAAAAATATTTCCCTTCGCCGTTCCTTGAGTACATTCCTAGAGCGATTGCCTCTCATGTTGAGGATAAGACTGTTGAGATCGAACCCGCGTCTCTTTGCGATCTTCCCTTTGAGTTGAAACCGTTTCAGAAAAAGTCAGTAGAAAAGGTTTTATCCGAGAGGTCCGCATTGGTGGTAGGCCCGACGTCTATTGGTAAGACATTTCTTATTGGAGCCCTTGTTCACGCTTTTCGAGATTATAAGGTACTTGTGGTAGTTCATAATAAGGGATTGGCGAAGCAAAATTTTGAAAGGTTAAAGGAATGGTTTCCTCATTTGGATATCGGACGTGTATTTGCTGGAGTGAAGGAATTTGAAAGCTCTATTGTTGTTGCGACGTTTCAAAGCCTTCGTTCTCTTCCTTTTAAGGCTGACGTCGTTTTGATTGACGAATGTGTTCATGTTTTGGCCCCGAGTTATATCCGGACTTTTATTCATACTGAAGCGTCACGTTGGTACGGTTTTACGGCCACTCCTTCGGGTAGAAGTGACCGTTTAGATACGAAACTGCGGGATCTCTTTGGAAAGCGGATTGACGTCGCCGATTTTTCGGTAGGGTTAGAAGAAAAGCTTTTGTGTCCAGTTGATTTTTACGTTGTGAAGTATACGAATGAAACGTATAAGATTCCCGGGTGGCGACTTCAGGACAGTAATTGGATATATCAGAGTTTTGTTGCGTTAGACGGGGAGCGTAATGCTCTTATAAAATTGTTGTGTGAGTTAGAGCTTGAAAGAACGAAGAAGGTTGTTCTTGTACTAGTACATAGGATGAATCACCTTAAAAAGTTACAAGCGTTACTCCCCGACAGTTTAGCAATTAGTTACAAGTCAAAATTGAAGGAGCGCGAAGCCGCTAGAAAGCTTAAAAAAGGGATACTGATTTCTACGCGCGTTATTGAGGAAGGTGTTGATAATCATTCGATTTATTCGATAATTAATGCCGCTTGTGTTAGGTCACAAATTGCTATTGTACAGAGAATCGGTAGAGGCTTACGATTTGAGGAGAATAAGAGGCTTGCTTTTTTTGACGTGTGGGACCAGTATCCTCCTGTTCTGAATTCCCAAGGTAAATCGCGAATTTCAATGTATAGGAAATTCGGCAATGTTCACGTACTTGACCCAAGTTGAGTTGCAAGACCTGGCATCTGAATTTGTGCTTGTCCTAAAAAAGGTATACCCTCGGATAAGCATTGAATTTTTTGACAATCCAAAATCTGTGAAGCAGCTTTCTCGGTTGAACTTTTATCTGAACGAGTTTAATATTCGACGCCTAGCCCCTCGTTATTTTGAAGAGATGATTCGTGACGTTTCCTTTGGTGATTGGCGGTTAATTCTACAATATGTTTCGCGTAAGACAACCGTAGCTGCTTTTGTAGATATGGTTAGAGGCTTACTATGAAAGAGGTTTGGGTTCTTGTTTATTTCGTTACTGTTCTCGATGTCGAACTACTTCAATTAGTTGAAGAGCAAGATTTTATCCAACCGACACATCAATTCCTATTTCGAGCAATTCGCGATCTCATTCGCCGTTATAAAACTTTGCCTCATCCTGAGGTGGTTTTGAACGCTTTTAAAGAGGTTTCTCAGCAAAAGCTGACTCCTGAAGAAATTCAATTGGCCTCTGAGTTTTTTACTGAGTGGGCTGAGTGTTCTTGGCAAGAGGGAGATAGGAAGTATGTTGAGGAAAAGGTTTTAACCTGGTTAAAACAGAGACGAGCTCAGAGATACATTCAAAAGGCGTCACAGCTTCTTGTTAGTGGTAAAGTTGAGAGTTTACCTAGTTTGTTTAAGAAGCTCTCTACCTTAGAGAAGTCGTCCGAGATTGTCGATCTTGTTGATACAACATCTGAGCGAATTAGAGAGTGGCAGCACCTTCGTCAACAGATGGGAGTTCCAGTTCCGTTTGAACTGGGTTCCTTTAGAACAGTCCTTCCCAAAGAAGTTGCTCTACTGATTGCGCCACCTAAGATTGGGAAGTCTTTTCTTTTGAATTGGATCGGAGCCCACGCTTTAGTTGTAGGGAAGGCCAAAGTTGTTCATTTTACTTTGGAGATGTCAGCGATTGAAGTGGCTATGAGGTATGACTTAAACCTCGTTAATCAGTTCGGGCAATCTCCAGTTCGAATAACTGAGGAAAATTACGCCAATAATGTCGAGCTCATTGAAAAATATTTGAGATTTTTTCTTCAGCCGCCTGCGACGTTGAAGCTCGTAGATATCCCGTCTAAGAGAGCTACTTTTTCCGCCATTGAAGCTAAGTACGAGCAGTTGTGTGATGCTATGGGAGATTCTTTTAATTTGGTGTTAATAGACTATGCCAACTTAATTAAGTCTGAAAATATTCGCGATAGGTCAAAATTATATTCTGTGGGGACTGACGTCTTTGAGTGGTTACACGATTTCGCTAAAGAGAAAAACGTGGCTCTTTGGACGATTGCTCGAACTACTCGAGAAGCCATGAAAATGCAGGAAGCCAATCGCTTGAAAAAGGGTCTTAAAGAACGAGTCAAAGGTTCTCAGATTGGGCATAGCTACGCGATTATATATGATTGTGATCACGTCGTTACCATTTCTGATTTAACCCAATTTGAGGATGCTACTGTGCGTAAGAGCCGGATCTTTGATATTTCGTTAGATTACTCGCGAAGGTGTTCCTCGTTTTACGGTTATCAGGTTGAACTTTATTATCCGACAGTTACTTTTTACAGCCCGCCGATTACGAAGGTTGAGAGAACCACGAGTAATTTATATCCAGAGGCTAGAGATGAGAGGTGAGTGGGAACGTTATTATTGCCCTTTTTGTAAATTGAGAGGTAAGACACCTGATTTAAAAGGGAAGCTGTACGTAAATTGGGCGATAGGAAAGTTTTTGTGTTTTCGCTGTGATGCTAGAGGGAGAACGAGTGAGCTTGATCGAAATTCCCTTTCTCCGTATAGGGGGTTTTTAGGATCTGGAAACGGATCTTCCTTAACTTGGGACCCCCGAAGGTTTATTGAATATGATTTAGAGGAAGTTCGAGTTCAATTCCCTGAGGTCTATGAGTTACTTGAGCGTAAACATGCTCTTGAACGGTTTCAGAAAGTTAAGTTGGTGTTTTTTACTCATGGTTATGGTCTTGTGATTCCTATCGATAAGGGTAACTTTCAGATACGGTTGTTCTCCGATTTACCGGGAGCACCCAAGTACCTGACCAAAAGTGGGTTTCGAAAGAGTAGTTGTTTGCTTGGGTTGAACGAGTTAGTAGGTGATTCTGTAATTATCGTTGAGGGTATCTTTGATTATTATCGTTTAGAGGGATTTGCTGTTTGTGTATATGGACATTTTGTTACACAAGCTGTTGTTAGTCAGCTTGCAGCGAGGGGCGTAAATAAGATTTTAGTTTTTTGGGATGATGATTCATGGGAGGCGTCATTAGAGACAGCGGTTAAACTTTACCAGACGTACTTTGTAGATTCGTATGCTGGGTTTTGTTTGGATAGATCTCCCTCAGATACGAAACATTTATGGGAAACACCTTGTTTGCGCGTTTCTTCAGGCGAGTTTATGAGTTTAAAAGAATTCGTAGAAAGGAGTGTAAGATGAACGTACCTGATGTTCAATCCCGAAGTGAAGGATTTCCTCAGGTTTACTTACCTTGGGTAGGTGTTGAAGGTGTAATATATCCTATATTTGTTTACTACCCTCGGACCGACAAGTTTATGCAAACAGTAGGAGCTTTTAACGTTTATTGCTCTTTGACTTCAAAGACAAAAGGAGTTCACATGTCCCGGTTTTATGAGGTAGTTAGCGATTGCTTCCAATCGCGTCGCTTTTTGACAGAGAATGTGGCCGTGTCTTTGAATGAAGTTGTTAAGCGATTGGAGAGCGAGGATGCTCGGGTTGAGGTTACTTTTACGTATTTGCTTGATACGATCGCTCCGGTAAGTGGAATTAAGCAAAAGCTCCCCGTCCAGACTAAAGTGACCGGAATAAGAATGAAAGGTCGTCCCGATTATATCCTGGTTAGTATTGAGGTTCCTTATACCTCTTTATGTCCTTGTAGTAAGGAGATCTCCGATTTTGGAGCTCATAATCAGAGATCTCTAGCTTGTGTAACTGTTGCAACCGTACCGGGTAAGGAAGTTTTGTTTGAAGATTTAGTTGAAGTAGTTGAAAATGCGGCAAGTGCTCCGTTAAGGGAGTGTTTGAAGAGAGTTGATGAGAAGTATGTTACCGAGCAAGCTTATAAGAATCCTGTATTCGTAGAAGATATGGTTCGTTTAATTGGTACGGGTCTTGAGAGATGGCGTCTTCCCTATTTGGTCAAAGTAACTCATTACGAGAGTATTCACGTTCATAATGCCGTCGCCTTTGCTTGGTCAGAGGATTTTGACTTTGCTCTATTTAACTATTTGGGGAGGTGAGATTATGTTTTTTCCAGATGATATTTTAATTGAAGCTCTTGATGAGTCTTACGTTCCTAGGAAAGGAGAACGTTTTTCGGCGGGTTTTGATTTGGTAGTACATTCCGTTACACCGACCTTACAAACGCCACACGGAGGATTCTTAATCCGTCCACATGATACGGTACGCGTATATTGTGGTTTTCGTATGGCGCTTCCGAAGAAGTATTTCGCTTTAATCGTCCCTCGCTCTTCATGGCGTCGAAAGGGATTAACGTGTCTTGCCGTTTATGACCCGGGGTATTTAGGGAATGCTGAGCCATTTGTGACTAATCTTTCCGGCGAGGACGTAGTTATATGTCCTGGCGAACGCGTTCTCCAGATGTTAATCCTTCCCATAGAACGCGTTGAGTTAATTCCTGTTAGCGCCCTTCCCGATAATTTGTATAATCGGGGAGGTGGTACGGGTTCTACAGGAAAATAGGAGGAGAGAATGGTGTTACATACACATGTTTTAGAGTATTGTCGAACGTGTCCCCTTTACCGTAATACTTTACGATTTGTTCCCCCTGAAGGAAATGTTCACGCGTCGATTTGTATTGTAGGTCAGAGTCCCGGTACAAACGAGTTTTTTGAGGGAAGACCCTTTGTAGGTAAATCGGGAGAGATGATCGCAAAATACCTAGTGCGCATTTTCGATATTGATCCCCCTCACTTTCATAATTTTCTTGCAACGCGTGGTTCCTTTTTGTACATAACCAATGCTTGTGTATGTGAAGTTTTGACACCAGTTCCAAAGGTAAAGAAAACTTTTTGTTATGATCGTTTGCATACTGAGTTAAGACAGATTTCACCTCATTTAATTGTTACGTTTGGAGGGCAAGCCCTTGAGTATGTTACGAGGGGAGAGATAACCTCTGTTATGTCTGCAAGAGGTTTCTTGCTGCGTACGGACAGGGGATTTGTTTTTCCAATGATTCACCCGGCTAGTATTATGCGCCAGCAGGAACAACAATGGCTGTTTGAATCTGATATGGAAAAGCTTGAAAGGATTATTAAAGGGACTTACGCTGAGCCTTCACCCCTGATTTTTCAGGTAAATACATTAGGGGCGTTAGAGGATTTAACAAAGCACATTGAATCGCTTCCCGAAGATGCAGTAATGTCGTTTGACTTGGAGACAACCGATGTCAACCCGTTTCGAGCGTCTATAATTTGTTTGTCTCTTTCCTTCGAGGATTGGGTCGGCTATACAATTCCGATGGACGACCCGATTGTTGCGCCTTACATTAAGCGAATTCTCGGCTCCAAGTGTCGTAAAGTCGCACAGAATTGTAAGTTCGATCTTAGTTTCTTAAAAAGAAACGGTTTTTGTGTATCGAACATGTACTTTGATACTATGGTCGCGCAACATATTCTGAACGAAAACCTACCGGCCGATCTAAATACATTAGTTACGCTGTACTTAGATTACCCTAAGTACGATTTGGCCCTAGAGAAGTTTAAGAGGGAACAACGTGTAAAATCCTATGCGGAAATTCCTCGGGATATACTGTTTAAGTACGCGGCGCATGATGCCATTGTTACGCGAATGATTGCCCTAAGGCAAATCGAGGAAATCAAGGTTCAAGGTTTTGAACGCCTGTATTGGGGAGTTGAGTTTCCGACGCAGCTTGCATTTGTTGATGTTGAATTAACTGGAGTTTTGGTTGATAAAGAAAAGGTTGACTCCTTAACCAAACAAGTTGTGTCAGAGATTCGCGATTGCGAGCGTACTCTCTTTAAGGCTACAGGCTACGAATTCAATTACAGGTCCTCAAAGCAATTGTCAAAAGCTTTATATACGGACTTGAAGTTTCCTATTGTTAAAAGGACACCGACTGGCTCAGCCTCTTCGGATGAGGAGACACTTCAAAAATTAAAATCTAAGGCCGGGTCTGACCCTGTTAAGATTGCAGCGATTACCTCCTTGTTAAAGCTAAGGTCGAGACAAAAACTTCTTTCAACTTATTTAGCAGGGGGGAAGGGAGGTATTTGGAGGTTTGTTGAGGCCGATGGTAGAGTTCACCCCGATTTTAGAGTTACAGGGACTGTAACTGGAAGGATTAGTGCAACAAATCCCCCTATTCAGACAATTCCAAAGTCTGCGGTAAGATCTGTTTTTACCGTGCCTGCGGGTTACAAGTTCATTGAGGCCGATTTAAACAGTGCCGAGTTGTACGCCTTGGCATGGTATGCTAGATGCCGAGATATGTTGGATCAATTGAATTCAGGAAAGGATTTTCATATTCAGACTGCGGAACGTATTTTTAAGAAGAAGGTTAAAAAGGGGGATATTGAGCGGAAGCTCGCAAAGTTTGCGGTTTATGGCATAAGTTATGGTCGGGGCGCAGCAAGTATGACAGAACAATTTAAACTTCCTCTGGAAGAGGCGCAAAATGTGATTGATTCCTTATTTAGTGCGTATCCCGAAATCCCTGCGTTTCTACACTCGGTTGTTGCGACCGCACGTAAAGAGCGCATTCTTCAGAATGTCTTTGGACGGACGCGGATTTTTCCGCGAGATTGCGAGTTTTTATCTGTTTGGGAAAGACAGGCTCTTAACTTTTTACCGCAGTGCGTTGAGAAGGGATCGTTAGTCTTAACGGAAAACGGTTATATGCCCATTGAGAGATGTGACGGAGTTAAAGTTTTCAACGGCAAAAATTTTGCGACTGCGAAGTTACAAGGACCTCTTTGGAAAGAGAAGATCGAAGTTATAACCGATCAGGGTCTCCCTTTACGCGCAAGTAAGGATCATCGCGTTTGTGTTTTGACACGGGATAGTGTATGTGAGAAGTTTGTACATGAGTTACAATTGGGCGAGCTTTTGATAACGCCGTTAATAAGGATGACCGATAAAAAGAAGGGGAAAATTATCGGATCTCATCCTTTTGTGGGGGAGAGTAAATTTAGATTCTCTAAGGTTACTCAAGTAAGACCAACCGGGCAAAAAGTGGAAATGTACGATTTAACTGTACAAGGTTCCTATCCTTATTATGTGTGTCAGGGATATCTCGTTCATAATAGTACGGTCGCAGATCACACGAATCAGACTCTTTGGATGCTCCAGATGGCCTTTAAGGAGAAAGATTTGGATGCAAGGGTGATAGTACAGCTTCATGATGCTATAATGGTTGAAGTTCATGAAAGTATTTTGGAGGAAGTGGTTGATTTGATTCGGTCTTTATATACTAGACCGGTTGCCAATACGGACTTAGCAATCCCTGTTGATATTGAGGTTGGGGATTCTTGGAAAGGAGGTGATCATCTTTTTGAGGAATGATCGTGTGTTGTTAAGAAGCTATGTAACTTTTTAAATAATTTTTTTATAAGGAGGTAATGTTATGCCTGTTGATTTGTCAAAAATAAAGAATGATCTTTCTAAGTTTAGTTCTGGGAATTTTTGGAAACCGAAAACCGGGAAGAATTATATCCGAATTCTTCCTCCATGGAGTGAGAATATCCCTGTTTATTACTATGCAGTTCATTTGCATTGGGTAGGGAGTAGATACGTTCTCTGCTCTGGAGATGGGTGTCTTGTTTGTACTATGTTGAAGGACTCGGCGTTTGCTGCAGTCTTGAAGGACAAGATCCAAACTATGGATAGGTTTCTCGTAAATATGATTGATCTTGAGAACCCCTCTGCTGGTGTCCAGATTTGGAGTATGCCTGTAACTGTCTGGAGGTCGTTAAACCAGTACTTTTTGGATCCTAAATGGGGAGATTTAACTGACTTGAATGGTGGGAGGAACATTACTGTCGCTCGCGAGGGAACCGGAGCTAAAGATACGAAATACCAGGTTTATCCAGATCCTGATCCGTCGCCTCTTGATCCTGGTATTATGAGTCAAGCGAAAGACCTTAGCGCTGTTTTTGAGGAGATTCCTTTTGATAGGCTTGCAGAACTTCTCCAAAGTGAAAATATACACTTAACTCCTAGCGCAGTAGGTGCGTCTCAAGGCCCGTTACATCTCGAGAGCGGGCCATCAGCACCCGAGAAACTCTCCCAGCAGGATCCCGCTCCGCATACTCAAGAGACAGTACAACAGAATTCTATACCATCTACTCCTGCATCACCCTCACCGTCGAGTACAGGGGCGAACGATTCTCAAACTTCTCAAGGACAGTTTGACCCACAAAAGATGCAAGAGTTGTTGAACAAGTTGATGAACAAGTAGTGAAGATAGGGGAGAAGGTGTTATACCTTCTCCCTTGAGGAGGTGTAGTTATGGAGTGGTTGAAAGTTGCCAGAAAGTCTTTAAAGTGTGCAACATCTACTTTAGATACTATTTCTCAGGACGAGCGAGGTTATTTACCTTCGGGGGTTTTACCGTTGGATTATGTAACGGGTGCTCCTGGTTTCCCTTTGGGGCGCGTCGTGGAAATTTTTGGGTTTGAATCTGTAGGGAAGTCAGCTATTATAGCCGCTTTACTAGGCGCAGCTCATGTTTTTGGAGGGACAGCAGCTCTTGCTGATACTGAGCACGCTTATACAAACGATTGGGCACGATTATTTTGTGTATCACCAGAAAATTTGCTGATTTTAAACCCCGATCATGTTCAACAGACAGTCGAGGCGTTTAAAACCCTTTGTTCTCTGTTTAAAAAATACCCTCCACCTACTCCGCGTATTTTCGCTTGGGATTCTGTTGCGGCAACTCCTGTACTCGAGGAAGTTGACGATGACCTGTCAGATAAGGCCGCAGGACTTCATGCCCGTTTGATTTCAAAAGGTTTGCGCCAGTTGACTACCTCATTGGAGGATTTAAATATCTTATTTATCGCGGCTAATCAACAGAAGGAGAAGATTAGTCTCTGGGGGTCAGGCGGGGTCACAAAGATTGGCGGACACGCCTTTGACTTTCATAGTTGTTTACAATTACAGTTGAAAAGAGTGAGCCTCATCCCGCACCCCGAGAACAAAGATGAGATTGTTGGTATGAAGCTCGCCGTAACTGCTGTGAAAAATAAAATTTACCGTCCTTACTTATCAGCGCCCGTTGTTTATTACTTTGATTCCGGTTTTGATGATACGGATTTTGTTACCTGGTTTGCCATGGAAATAGGCGTCTTAAAAGATTTAGGGGGAGGAGGATGGAAGGACTTTAAAGGTACTAAGTTTCAAGGAACCCCGCCTGTCGAAATTTTTTCTGAGATTGAAGAGAGTGTAGTAGATGCGTACTACGGTCCCCTAGCTAATTCGGTAAAACAGCTGCGCAAACTTCGAGCAACTCAAATTTCTTTAACGCCAAAATGGAGGAAAGAAAGTGATTCCAACGAAGTCGGAGACCAGACAGTTATATCTGGAGAAGAGAGTCCTTCAAATACTCCGGCCAGTACAGGTACAGGCGAGTGAGTTTTACACGTTAAAGGGATACCTACTTGGGGATAATCAGTATTTTGAAGTACCTTTAATTCGTCCCGGATTGTTATTTTGCCGATATTTAAAGATTTCTTTAAATCAGTTGCTAAAGAAAGGGTTCTCACCTGAGTTACGTGAGTACATCCAAGAGTGCGAGCAACTTGCCGGGGGTGACGCATTTTATATCTTAACTCGTAAGGAAGGGAGTAATATATTCGTTATAACCCTGCTTGACAACCTTCAAACGCGGATCCAGCCCTATTTGTTTATAAACGGATATTTTTTGTGCGAGTTTTCAAACTTCGTCTCACGAGCGGTAATGGGAGGTGGAATCTGATGTTGTACGTTAATGAGATTTTCGAGAGTATTCAAGGAGAGGGGCCTTTTGTTGGTGTACCGGCGCTTTTTGTTCGATTACAAGGGTGTAACTTATCTGAGTTATCTTGTGGACCTTGTAAGATGTGCGATACAAGTTATGCAATATCCACGAAGTCCTCCCCTTTGCATCTTACTGAGGGGGATTTCTTACAGTATTTGAAGGGTGTAAATCCGCTTTTGTTGGTTATAACAGGAGGAGAACCATTGCGGCAGCAGGAGGATTTGTTGAAGTGCTTAACGGAAGCACCTCGTGAATTGGTTCCTAAGATAAATGTCGAAACCAATGGGACGATTTCTCCTTCCTCTGCTTGGGCAAAGCTTGATACTCTCTTTTCTGTTAGTCCTAAGCCACATTCTGACGCTTTTCTTGATCTTCCATCGTTCAAGCCTTTTGAGAGAATTTTAAAAGTTGTGTATGATGAAACAGTTGGTGATTTTACTTTTGCGCGACAAGTTTTTCGTTACGCGGCTCAATTGGGAATAACATCTACAAATGACATTTATGTTATGCCCGAGTCTCGTTCTCGTGAGACCTTTATAAAGAGGGGATTAAAGTGTTTTGAGTTTTGTATGCAATTCGGGTTCAGGTTTGGCCCGCGTGAACATTTAGTTTTGTTTGACGGAGTTTCTGGAAGATGAGGTCTAAAATGATGTTTAAGAGTTTTTTTACCTTTGGAAGTGGTTTACTTCTTTCACCGTTTTGCTCTATTCAAGTTATCATTTTATTTTGCTTAGTAGCTCTTGATCTCGTCCTAGGGGTATCCCTGGCGATTAGATTTCGGAGGTTTGAGGTTTATTTGCTTTCGAAAACTGTGCTTAAGGTGTTATTTTATTCTATGACTATATTGGCGTCTGTTGGAGTTGATTACTTCTTTAATCTTCGAATGTTTTTAATTCAAGGATTTGTAATACCTTTTCTTGTTGTTACTGAAGTACTTAGTGTTTTGCTGTCTTTGACCGAGTTACGGTGGTTTGAGAGAAGATTTCCTCGATTTTCTTACTGGATTCGAAATGAATGAAGAGTATTTTGGAGAAGATCCTCACGGCTTGTTAAGCGCTATAATGTTCCGCCTTCATCGGGATTTAAGTGGACCCCGTGATAGCGGTAAGGACGGATGGGAGCTTTGTTGTAAGGCCTTGTTGTGGTTCATGTTTAGTGAGGGTTTTTTGTCCTTTCCTAAGGGAGGTAAAACGCGAGAGTTTCTCAGTTATTTGTTTAAGAGGGTTGTAAATACCTCCCGAAAATTTGCTATGGATGAAAATGAAATTAGTTTGGGATTGTTTGCCCTTAAGAGAGTTTTAGAACAGCAGGAGGAATAGATGAAGTTTAATATTTTTACGCATGGTGATTTCGATGGTTTAGTGTCAGGAGCAATCGCTTATAATTTCTGTAAGGAAGCGAGTCTTTATTTGGGTACAATAGAGTTCGTAGAGTATTCAACTTACCCTCCCGATGTTTGGGATAAATTTCCATTTGAACGGGTTGTTAACGTTGTTACTGACTTCCCTTATAGTAAGTCACTTCCTTCTTCCGAGTTTTTTATCTGGAGTGACCATCATCAAGAGAGAGAAACGCCGAAAGACGAAGATCTAAATCGAGGGATTTATTTCTACGATCCTGAAGCACCTTCTTGTGCTCGTGTTTTAAGTCCCCTTGCAAAGCTTAACCCTTTACTTGAGGATTTGATACCGTGGGCTGACATGGTAGACAGCGCAGCTTATAAGTCTGCCGAACAGGCTGTTCTTATGCGTGAGCCTCCTCTGAGAATCGCAGTAGCGATGTCCCAAACTTTTGACGATGATAACTTTAGGAGTGAATTATTAAAGTTGATTTGTGAAGTACCTACGGAGCAACTCCTTACGCATCCTAAGGTTGAGGATGCTTATAAGAGATACTCGTGGAAGCAAGAAAGGTCGTTGGAGTACCTCGAAAAGAACTTGGTTGTTTATGAGGAAAAGGGAGTTAAAGTAGGGATATGTTCCTATGTGGGTTATAAATTTTCTTCTCGTTATGCCCCATTTTTGGTACAACCTGATGTGGATTTTCTTATTCATATAAGAAAGATTCCTCCCTGGGAGGACCCCCGGGTTAGTTTGTCGGTTTCGTACAACCCTTGGAAAGAGTATCCAGTTGAGATTTCTTTGCACTTAGTTCTGCAGGAAGTTTACGAGGGAGAGTCGGGAGGCCACACCCGCGTGGCC